TTACGAATCAAACCCCAATTCCACTAAATTCTTGCGGATTTGCTGTTCCAATTCCCGCCCCTGTTTAAATTGCTCATTTAAACAAGCGGTCAATTCCTGCATTTTTTCTGCAAACGGTACGCCATCATCTTTTTCTTGTTCCGCACCGACATATCGCCCTGCGGTCAGCACAAAATCGTTTTTGGCGATTTCGTCCAGCGTGGCGGAATAACAAAATGCAGGGATATTTTCGTAGCCATCCTGTTTTTGCCAGTTGTGGTAGGTATCGCTGATTTTGGCGATGTCATCGCTGTTGAAATCACGCAAGACCCGGTCTTTCATATAGCCGATTTGGATGGCGTTGATAAACAGCACTTCACCTTTGCGTGCTTTGGCTTTATTGATAATCCAAATGCAGGCAGGGATTTGGGTGTTGGTGAACAGCTGGTTGGGCAGGGCAATCATTGCTTCGACAAGGTCGGCTTGCACGATGTTTTTGCGAATGTCGCCTTCGCCTGAAGTTTGGCTGCTCATTGAGCCGTTGGCGAGCAGGAGTGCCATTTTGCCTTTGGGGGAGAGGTGGTAAATCATATGTTGCAGCCACGCAAAGTTGGCGTTGCCAGTGTCTTCGCTCTTCTTATTCTTGCCGTGTGGTGGTGTGCCGTATGCCCAGCGTGGGTCGTTTGCAAGGCTTTCATTCCACCACTCTTTTTGGTTAAAGGGCGGATTTGCCATCACGAAATCCATTTTTTTGTCAATGTGCAATGGATTGATGAGCGTGTCTCCGGGTTTGTCGCCAAAGTCAAAGGGAATGCCACGAATCGCCATATTCATCACCGCCAGTTTGCGGGTGGTGGGATTGGATTCTTGCCCATAAACGGAAATGGCGTTGCGGTTGCCGGCGTGAGCTTGAATGAAGCGGTCGGCCTGCACAAAAAATCCGCCGCTGCCCATTGCAGGGTCGTAAATCCGCCCTGAATAGGGTTCGAGCATTTCGACAATCAGGGTAACGATGGATTTTGGCGTGAAGTATTGACCGCCTTTTTTGCCTTCGGCAAGGGCAAATTGCCCAAGAAAGTATTCATAAACGTAAACCCAACCAACATAACCACACAAATATAAACAAGATAAATGGGAAAAATTTGGATGACGTGGGAAGAAGTAAGAAGGGAAAACTGAAACAACGTTACACATACAGAAACAACAAAACCCAGCTTTTTACGGCTGGGTTTTCGTTTATTTGGCATTGGCAAACATATCCATCTGCCGCTTATTGACTTCTTCTTTTTGGACTTTCTTCACAATTTTGTAGATCCACTGCAGGGAAAGATTATATTTCTTCGCAAGGTAAGCGTGGTTAGTACCGTTGAACTCGTTATAGATTTGCTTTTCACGCTCGCAGGCAAACAATTCCAACGCCTTTGGCATATACACATTCAAACCGCCCCAAGATTGGCTGATTTTCATTGCCACAATCATCCCGATATTCTCCGCCTGTTCTTCGCTAACACCAAATTCCTGTGCCGCAACCACGGTATGTTTCGCCAAATCTGCCAATAGGTCAGGGGCTTTTGTGTGAAAGTCTTCATTGTCAAATTTGGCGATACTCATACTAATTACCTACTCGTTTTTTCCATTGCTTTAAGGTTTCTAATAAAGAAGCTGTATCGGTATCAGAAAGTTCTTTCCAATGTTTAACTGTTGGAAAATAGCGTTGTGCAAAGCTATCCAACGCCCGAGAACATCCTTCAGCTGCAACATTCTCCTTTGCCATTTGTTTCCATACCGCCCACAGCTTTCGCTGAATAGGTGATAGTTTCTCAGCTTTAGGCAACCGAATTTTAGCCCCTTTTTCTTGCAATATTTTCACAAGTTTTACAAGTTCTGAATAGCTTATATTTTTTGCAGAATTTTGATAAAATTGTTGAGAAAGTAGGCTCCGATAAGTTTCATCGTCCATCCCCAACTGTGCTTTACCAATATGCACTAACTGCAACAGCTTATTTCGCATAACTCCCTCTTCTTAATTGCTTGAGTAGTTCACTCAATCTTGCTGAATTTTTTGCCATTTGTTCATCGCTGATTTGTGGTTCAGGCAATGCTTTCATCCTTCTAGGTGGCATCGCTTCTAACAAATGTTTTGGGGCAGGAAACCATTCACAAGTTTGAGCCAAATACATAAATGCCTCTTCAAATCTCCATTGATCTAAAGATTGCTCCCAGCCACGTTTAAACGTGATTACTTTGAACCACGTTTCTAATGTAGGCTTAACCATATCTTCCGCAGGGGAATTCTTCAGTCGTAAGGTCAGCAAAATAGCAAACCCCTTGCCTAAAATCGGCTTTATCCATTCGTTGCCCATTCCAACGCTCCTTTCACTGCATTCATTTTGCTACTTGCAAGCGGTCGATTTTGTTCAGAACTCTGCAAAACCACCGCTGTACTGGCAGGTTTGTAACCGGCAATAATCTCCAACAAATATCCGTGGGATTTCATCGGTAATTTCAACGTCTGCCGACTTGTCAACATTTGATTTATTCCATAAATCCACGCCTCAGGCGGTGCAGAAAATTCACGCCCATCACGTTGAATTTTGCCAGAGATAATCATCGGGCTAAGCTCATTTAAAATTGTTGCCACACGCTCAAAGGTCAGTGATGATTTCGCAGGGCGAAACAACCCTAAATAACCAATTAACGCTCGCCCCAGCTCACCATTGATAAGCAACGCTGCATTTAAGGCTTGGCTTGCCGCTTCATTAGCAACCAACGCATCCAACGAATGTACCGCACCGCAGGCACTACATTTCACTTTCATTTTCGGTTCTCCATATATGAAAAAACCACCCGAAGGTGGTTTTCATCGTTTAACAAGTAGGGTCAAAGTGTTGTATAGAGTCGGGCAAATCTAATTCGTCCAAATCCATCTCAATGAGTTCATCAATAACAGGATCTTCTTGAATAATCATTTTTGTCATTCCCAATATTAGACAATCTACTTTATCAACATCATCCACATGACAAGAAGCTGTCCAATCATTGTCTTCATCTTTTTCAAAATCAAAACTCAGTACAACATCAAAGCCATTTTCCGTATCAGGATATTTATCAATAATAGTAAACCAACCTCTTCTAATAAGAATGGGGATTTTAACCATAAAATCTGATATGAGTTCAGTGATCTGTGGTGGCAAACTGGCAGATTCAATGCCTGTTTTAATCCCTAAATTATCTTCTTTGGGTTGAACACTAACATGGAATTTTGCTCGATATTTTTTCATCTCAACATCCCCAATTTCACCAAAATCCCCTTCGCATTCTCTACATAAATAGATGCGTGGGTCATTTCTTGTTTATGTAAGGCTTTTTCCGCTTGTTGTAATTGCACAATCGCTTCGTGGACTTGCATTTTCAGTAATTCAAGAGCTTCTATCATTTTTTTCTCTCCCGTTTACCTTGCCAATTCTCACAATAGTCTGCACGATGACGGCACCATGCTTTTTGCTTATCTGTTAAAGCGTATTTGCCTGCCAAATTCCATAAATCCGCCGCTTGAGCATAATTGCCAAGTTGCTCAATTTTGGCAGCCGCTTCCGCTTTTTCTTGATAGAGCGAACGTAACTCTTGCTGTCTTGCTGGGGTCATTTGCGTATTTCCTCATCATTCGGCTTAATCACAAACTCTTCTTCATTTTCACGAATGGAGATACCATTGATTGAACATGCTGTTTTCGGGTCGGCAAGCAATGCTTCCTTATTGATCTCTTCTTTCACTCGTAAGAATTGCAGAAAGCCCGTGTTTTTAATCGATTCAATTACCTTAGCAACACTCGAAATTTTCACCGCTGGCGGTTTCGCACGCCACTGCACCTCGCCTGTGGTAAAGTAAGCCGTCTTCTGCTTACCACCGTTAGTTAATTCATCACGGCGACTTTCGCAATAAGCCTGAATGGCTTTTTGCAACGGTTTCACTTCTTCCTTCAAGCGGTTAATTTGTGGCGTAAAAAGCTCATCAATGCGTGCTTTCTCGTCCGCTTGCAAGGTGGAAAGTCGCACCTGCTCACGCTCTAAATCGCCAATCTGTTTAATCGCCAACGCTACATCATCAGCGGTTTGCAGGTTCAATTCGTGAACCTCTGCTTTTACTCGTACTGCTTTTTTTGCCATTTTCAACTCCTTACCAAACCAAACCTAATAAACTGAATGCACAAAGTGCGGCTAAAATAAAAAGAATTTCTCGTACCATTGCCCAGCTCCTACACATTCATCACCACCTGTCCATTCACTTTCGGAATACCCAAACTCTCCGCTAAGTTCATCGCCGCTGTCAGCAAATTGCCCACCGCTAACGGATAAAGCAAGCTCGTAGATTGTTTTTGTCGATTGACCGCCACCAAACGCTGGCGAACCGCTAAGAACGCATCTTCTTCAAAAATCTCGCTCACCTGTTTGCCCACACGTTCTAATTTATGCTCCACAAAGCGTTCCAACTCCGCATCAAGCGGTGCAAGCTCGACAATCTCGCAACGTTGCACCACCTCACGCACTTCAGTATTGCGTTCAGACAGTTTCAACTTCAGTTCAGGCTGACCGACTAACACAATAGAAAGCAGTTTTTTGAAACCGTCTTCCAACTCAAAAAAGCGTTTCAAATGTTTAAGCGTTGGAATAGGCAAGGCGTGTGCTTCTTCGATGATTAACACATTGCTATAACCGGATTTCACACTCTCTTTCAATACCTTATGCAACTGGCGAAAACGTGCCTCAGGCGAACGTTTCACGTTTTCAAGCGGTGCAAGGGTGGTAATAATCGCCTCGGCAATATGTGCAGCTTTCAGCGTTTTACCTTTCACATCATTGTCTTCCATTGCGATGATATAGGGTTCAATCACTTGAATAGGGGCGTTTTCTTGGTTAATGCGGTCGATTAAATCACGGCGTAGGGTCGATTTACCGGCACCGCTTTCGCCCACCACCGCCATAAAACCACCGTGTTTAGCGGTTTGGAAAAGAGCCTCTCGCACATAACGCACATCAGCGGAGGTAAAAACATCCTCCGCACTGCGTATATCTTCTGCAAACGGATCACGAAATAGCCCAAAATGTTTCTTTGTGGCTGGAAATAAAGCCTGTTTTGCGAGTAACATAATCTCGTCCTTAATTTCATCTGTTGTTTTAGGGACGGAAACGACAGGCTCGGTCGCCAAACTTTCCCCTGTCGTTTCCACTTCAAGTAAGGAGGCAAGCGGTTCAAAAATCCCCACACATTGCAACGCCTTACTTAAATTCTCTTCAAAATCCGCCCACTGTTTTACACGTTGATTATGATTAACCAACTGCGAAACCGTTGCAGGCGAAACCTTCATCATCTGTGCTAATTGCCGCAGGCTCACACCCTTATCAATCAACACCTGTTTTAGTTTCAACACATCTTTAATCTCCGTTCATCAAATTTCTAGCCCCAGAGTGGCTGAATTATTCGTAACCTAGGGCGTAAGCTCTAGGACTAGGCAGCCAACAACCGCAAATGGTTCGTAGTCGGCTCAGGGGCAACAAACTCCGCTTTAAAATCAGGGAAGTCCAATCCAAGCAATCGTTCCGCCTCATCAACAGGCATACCTTGCGGATACCGCCCATTGACCCAGCCATAACATTCGCCCGTCCAATTCGCCCCCCAGCGTTGTTTGCCGCTTTTGGCAAATTCCACAAGACAAACAGGCTTTTGCTCCACACGTCTTGCGTTGGTTGTCAGCTCGTGTTCTTGCCCTTTTTTCGGCATAAACCAGTTCAAATCCGTCTCTTCAATATGCTTGTAAGTGTTGATTTCGCCGTTAAATAACGGTTTATTTGCCTTTTTCGCCCGTTTCAAGTCGTCTTCATTGTCCACGCCATAAGCAAGCTGTTCCGCCTGTTCCTTGTTGATTTCAAACTCGGTTTTCTTATGTGCCCTGTATTCTTCGCCAATCATTGCCGCATCCACACGGAAGCCATATTCATTGACTTCAACAGGCTCAAGCACCACCCAATAAGGCTTCTGCTGTTCATTGCCTTGTTCATCAAGCACATACTCCACACACTGCACCTGCACACATTCAGGGCGATACGGATTTTTGCCCACCGTGATTTTCTCGCCGACACGAATGTCGGGAACATCTCGCACATCGTAACGGCGATTTTCAAAGCTGATTTCCAGCTTATCGCTGACTACACGTTCAGCCAGTGCCGTAATCATCAACTCTTGGCAAATTTCACGGCTTGGCGGTATCACTAACTGTTCAGGGCGGATAAACTGCCACATCTGATAGCGTGTCCGCTTGTGGCGTGAATGAATGGCTTTGCCGTTAAAATAGCGCATCCAACGGTGAGCCAGTTGATTCAGCTCCGCCAGTCCGCTCACATTCATAAAGCGTAAACCGCTCTCAAATTGCCGTTCCACAATGTCATTGCCTTTCTCCACTTGCCCTTTGGCTCGGGCATTATGGGCTTTTGGCACTTCAATCTTCACGTCTAACTGATTGAGTAAATGCGTAAACATTTGCGAAGTATTCGCCGTGCCTCGGTCAAACATTAAGATTTTCGGCACACCATAAAATGGCTCGGATTTATGGGCTTTCGGCTGAATGGCGTTGATAAAACACTGGCTCACGTTTTCCGCTGTTTCACCCCCATAGACATATTCCACATAAATCACACCGCTTGCGTGGTCGGTAATCACATATCGCCACACCCGTTGCGGTTCAACTTTAGCCACATTGGCAGGTTTGTTTTTGTAGAACTGTTCTTGCTCCATAATGCACAACCCATTGCCTTTGCCGGTTTCCTTTAAGTAATACAACACACATAAAGACGGGTCGATTTGCCAAACGTGGTTCGGGTGTCGGCTTTGCATTTGTACCACCGGGGTCGGGCGTAATAACTGGTCGGGGTGCATATTGGCATTGCGTAATGCACGCTCCACACTGGTGGCGGAATAAGGGCGAACTTCGCCGGTTTTCTCGTCCACAAATTCCGCCCCGATTTTGTTATTGGCTCGCAAAATATCGAGCACACGTTCCAGCGTTGCCATTGTTTTGCCGTTTTTACGCCGTAGCTGTAACCAAGCCGCACTAATCACTTCAAGTTCTGCATTATCCATTTGGTGCTTCCCCTTATCCGACCGCACTTTGCGACCGCTCGCAGGGCGGTAAGGCTTAATTTGCCTTAAGAAAGTCGCTCGGCTTAGCCCTGTTTTGTTGCAACCTTCTTCAATAATTTTCTCCTTCTCGCCAAAGCCTGCTTTCTCCACACGCTCGGCATATTGGGCGAGAACGCTCGGTAGTATTGCCATTGCATTGTCCTTACTCCGTTTCTCTTGCCCATTCAGGCAAATCTGAACCACTTGGGCTATCATCAAGCTGGAAATGTTGCTGAAGCTCACTCAAAATCAACTGATATTCCGCCAGCACGCCACTCATAAATTGGCGATGGTCAATGCCTGTCTCTTCGCTATGTTTTGCCAAGGCTTCAAAGGCTTGAAACACTTGCCCACGCAAAATGGCTTCCGCTTTATAGCTAATTCCTGCCGTTTCTTCTCGCAACACCTCGCCACGTTGGTCGGGTGTTTGGGTATCAATTAAATGCGTTTTTTTCGCTAACTCCATATCCAGCTTGTTAATCCGCTCATTCTTATTGGCAAGCACCTTCGCTTGTGCCTCATAATCCTCCGATTTACGTTTTAACTGGGCTTGCAAGGTTTCTTTTTCTTTAGCGTGTTTAGCCGTTAAGTCTTCGATTTTCTCAATCAACTCCTCCTTATCCGTGGCGTCCGAATAATCCGCATCAATAATTTCCGCCCTTGCTTCTTCGGGTAACTGGCGAAGTTTACGCATTTCACGGTAGCCTAAGCCTAGGCGTTGGCTGGTTTCGAGGAAGTCTTCGCCGAGAACTGCCAAATTTTGCAAATCAAGATCAATCTTCTGCCGACTAAAACCGCAAGCGGTACAATAATCTTCCCAACTGCTAACCGTTAGCACTTTTCCGTCTTGGTCGATATAGCTCAACCCTTTGTATTTCTTAGAGTTCTTGATTTCATTTAGCACTTTTAAACTGCTAACCGTTAGCAGTTTTTCTACAAAACTGAAGGCTTTTAACATCCCCATCGCTTCGTGGGCTTCTGCAATATCCTGCGTCATCGCTTTTGCTGCAAGTGCCACCGCATTCTGTTCTTGGCTTAAAGTTAATTCACTCATTATTCTGTTCTCCTATTGTAAAATTTGCCTAAAATGCACCTGCTTGCACCCTTGCTCGCACCTGTGCCAACCGTTCCGAGGCTTTCTGCATTTCCGCCTCGTGGCTTACCGCAATCTGCAAAATCTGATAGCTCAAACCATACGCCCCCGTATCTAACCGTTGCACAAAACCTTCTGCTTCTAAAAAGGCAATCGCTCGGGTCACATTCACAGGTGTTTCGCCAATCGCTTCACACAATTCCTTATTGGTTAGTCCTGTCAGGCTTCTGCCTTTCAAGGCTTTCAAAATCCGCAACGCCCGTTGCGTCGTGTTTAATTTCTCTTTTGTCATACCGCCCCCAACTTAATCACAATCCCACGGTAGTGGGTCAATCGGTTTCACTTGGTGTTGTTGCATTTGCAAAATAAAGTCTGGCACTAAGTTATATTCCGCTTTGCTACGCACCACATAGCCGTTGCGACGTAAAAACCACATCGCCAATTTTTCTAACATTTGTTTCATTTTGTTCTCCTATAAACTTGTTCAAGTGGTCAAAAACCGCCTTTTTTCTGCAAAAATATCGCTTTAGGATCTACCAAATTGTTAAAGAGCAATGCGTCAGGTCGCCACCTTGCGTTAAGCCGCCGCCTTTGTTTCAGGGTTCGGTTTCAACCCCAGTAACACCGCCACACGGTGCGATTTCCCCCATCTGCCTTTCAGTTGCCCACGCAAGTGGTCTGAAATTGCTTGCTGGTCAATCCCGAAATGCCTTGCCCATTCGCTACGGTTAATCCCGTGCAAGTTAAAATAAGCCCGAGCCGACTCAGGCGTTTGCGGATAAGGTAAGGGTTGAAAATCGGTATGGTTCATTTCTTCTCCTTGTTGTGTTGTGGTAAAATGTGGCAAATGGTTTATAAAGGAACGCTAAAATGGAAAACCAACTTGCCGAATTAAAAAATGAAATTGAAGCATTGAGAACTGCACAAGAAGAATTACAACTTCTTTTGGGTGCTCAAAAACTCTTATTTAATGCTGTTGCTGCTACTCTTGATAAAGAGAAGAAACAAGCAATAAGCCAAGCTATTTATGAAATGCTGAATAGCCACGCTGTTTTCTCTGATCCAGAACCTGTTGTATTAGCTGCTCGAAATCATTTGCTGACGTTTGCAAATCTAATGGCACAGCAGGCGGACGAGCAATCTCCCGAATAACCTCAGCCACCTGTGGTTTTTTCAAAAAATAAATCAATAACCGACTAAACATAAACGCCTCCTGTTTCTGTTGTTTTGTGGTTCGTTTGTTGTTGATGTGGTAGATTATTGCATTCATTTGAATGCATTGCAAGTACTCAATCGAAGCTATTTTGGGATTTTTATGACAACTTTTGGTGATCGCTTAAAAAATGAACGAGAAAAATTAAAATTGACCCAAGAACAATTGGGGGCAATTGGTGGTGTAAAAAGATTAGCTCAAGCAAATTATGAAAATGGGAAAAGGCAGCCTGATACAACATATTTAGCTGAGATTGCTAAAGTTGGTGTAGATATTCTGTATGTAATACTTGGCACAAAGGCAAATACAACGATTAATGAAGAAGAACTATTACTGTTACAAAAATTCCGTAATGCCGAGCCTGCGGTGCGTAAATTTATGCTGTATGGTGGAGAAGCCACTTCGATTGGACAAAATTTTGAAGGGGATATTCACGGTGGCGAATTTAAGGTTGAAATGAAATGATAGGTCAGCAATTTAACGGAACCACTATTGCGGGTAGTTCGTTTGTTATCAATCATAATTATTATGGCTTAAGTGAACAAGAAGCTAAGCAAGCCCTAACAAAATATACAGATAAGCAACTGCAAAACGCTTCACAAACCTTATTCCAAGAACGGTGGCGTGTGTTTCTTTCGCCTTTTAAAATGCCGTGGGTGTGGGGATTATTTTCAAGCATTCCTCTATTTTTACTCTGTATTCATTATAGCCCGTTATTATTCAGTCTGTTTGGTGGCGATCCAATTTCTTCGCTAATCAGTATGCTATGGGTATTTGGGGCGATCTTTATTGTTTTTTTGCTGTTGTGGCGATATGCAACAATGAAAATGAAAGCGGATATTGAAGCAATAAACCAACTTCTTCGCCAAAATTGGCAAATGAAACGTTGGATCGATGAAGAACAACAAGCACGTCGCTTACAACACTGGAAAGCAAAATGTGGCGTGAAAGATGAATTGAAAGATTATATGGAATAAAAAATGACTGTAGAACAACAAAAGAAAACAACAGAAACCAACTTCGAATTAGTTTATGAAGGCGGCAAAGCAGAACAACATAAAATTGATGCTGATGTATTAGGGCAAAGTTTGCTTGCCTTCTCAGAATTGATACGAGAAGCAAATGAGCTGCTTAATGGTTCAAGTAGTGAGATCAGCATTGAAGTAACGGCTCAGAAAGAAGGCTCTTTTGAAACTTGGTTCTCTATTGCTCAAATAGGCGGTTCGCTTAATGTTGCAGAAGTGTTGGGGATTGCGGGTGGCAGTGTATTTAGCGGTGGTTTAGTTGCTGTGCTTCAAAAATTAAAAGGACGAAAAGTACACGATGTTGTGATTGATGAGCGAAGTCAAAATCTTGTGATTGATGGCGAAGTGATTGAAAGTAGTGAAGAAGTGAATACTTTGCTACACAGTAACACTGTTCGCAAAGGGCTTTCTCATATTTTTCACAGTCCTGTTAGTCGAGAAGTAACAGCCAAACTCTACACCGAAAATAAGGCAGAACAAGTATTAGAAGTTGGATTTGAACAAATCAACTACTTCCGAAATCAGCAAGTTGCAATCAAAGAAGATAGCATTGAAACGGTGAAAAAATATATCCGCATTGCAGCAATTAACTTTGCTACCCCAAAAAGTGGCTGGAAAATGATTTTGCCTGATGATGTTGAGGCGGTGGCAGTCAAAATTGACGATGAGGCTTTTTGGAAAAAAGTGCAAACCAGTTCCACAAGATTTTCCATTGATGACCTTTTTTATGTTGAACTGGCGATCAAAACCACCGATAATGGACTTACTGAACGAAAAAGCTATACCATTACTAAAGTCATTGCTCATTCTCCAGCCGATGGCAAAGATAAGATGGTGTAAATGTTAAGTCAATTTAACTTAGTTTAATATAACACGATGACAATTAGCACTATTATTGCCCTTGCGGCACTTTCAGGTGTGATTGGGTGGGCGGTAACAAACCGCCTGCTTAGCTATTTTAGCCCCGATAATATCTTACGCCTTACCACCATTAAAGCCGATGGCTCAAAAGTGGTGGAAGAGTTTGATTTGGATACGCTAACGGTTGAACAAATCGCTCACCTAAGAGTGCGTTTAAAACAAGCGACAAATAAGAAGGGTGCTAACAACAAATGAATAAGAAAAAGCTAGCAGGATTAAATACAATGCTGATTGCGATTTATTCACAGTTGTTGCACTCAGTTTTTGCTTTCTTTCAATGGGATTTTCAAGCCTTACCCGCTATTATTGGACTTGTGGCAACAGGATTGAGTTATCTGACCACCATTTTAATTATTTGGATTGATCCGCCTGATTTGCACACTCTACTTGCCAGGCGGAAAATAAATAAGCAAATAACAAGATTAACCCAACAATGCCAAACACTTACAGATGATGATCCTAAAAAGCAAGAAAAGCTGGCAAAAATCAACGAATACCAACGCACACTTGATGAGTTATACGATAAGGAAATTCAATCTTCCTTAATCTAGTTTAAAATCATATCTAGCCCCCTTTTTATACACTCCAGTTACTGATTAAACCAAGTAACTGGAGTTTTTTATGTCCGAAAACCTTTCCTTTCGCCAAATTTTTGACCGCTTAATTGGTCACGAAGGCGGCTATGTCTTCCACGCCAAAGACCCAGGCGGCGAAACTAACTGGGGTATTACTAAACGCACGGCAGTAGCAAACGGCTACACAGGGGCAATGAAGTCAATGACCCGTGAACAAGCCTATCACATCTATGAAAAAGCCTTCTGGCAACGCTATAACTGCGAAAAACTCACGCCAAGTGTCGCCTTCCAGTTCTTCGATGCTGTAGTAAACCACGGCAGCGGCAATGCCAGCCGTATGTTGCAACGTGCAGCCGATGTTGCAGATGACGGTATTATTGGGGCAATCTCATTAAAAGCCATCAATACAATGCCTGAAAGCGACTTGTTATTACGTTTTAACGCAGAACGCTTGAAGTTCTACACCAAACTTTCCACCTTTCCCACTTTTGGCAAAGGCTGGGTAAACCGTGTGGCTGGCAATTTGGAATACGCCGCCCTTGATAACGAAGTGTAAGGCAATAGGAGAACGCCATGTTAAAAGAATTACTCTCAACAAACGGAACACTTTCAACGACGAGCACCGTGCAATTTATCGGTTCTGTTTCAGTGATCGGATTAACCATTTATGCCGTGGTCACTGAACAACCTTACGCAATGACCTTGCTGAATGATTTGTTGCTCTACTTATTTGGGGCAACCACAGCCAAAGGCATTGTGACCACCTTTCAAGCCAAGTTAAAAGGAGCAACCAATGGACAAACTACTGGCATTTCTGAAACTCGTGAAACTGCTCAAACGCCTGTTTCGTCGTAAGGGGTAGCAAGCGGTGAAATTCTTAAAAAAATTACGCAAACGCTGGCAAGGCTGGCGTTTTGCCAAAAATCATCCTGAGCTTGCCGAACGTCGCCATTTACTGAAAGTGGCAATCACACAAGGCAAGGAAATCCCTAACCATACAGTGAGATGGAGAAAAGCAACGTGACTATCAATGTAGATTTTTGGCATTTAGTCGGGCTGTTGTTGTCGTTTTTAGGTTGCTGTTTCGGCTTTGCCAAAATCCTTGTGGCACAGTTTCAAAACTCGCTGTCAGAACGCCACCAAAACCAACTGCGTGTGAATGAAAAGGTGGAAGATTTAGAGCGGCAGATCAACAAAATGAACAGCTCTATGCCATTGGTTTATGTATTGCGTGATGATTACATCCGTGGGCAAACGGTGCTGGAAGCCAAAATGGATGCCGTGCATAAAACCTTATCTGATTTATACAAAATTGAGAGTGCAAAATGATGGATAAAATTCGCCGTGAAGGTATGCGTTGGAACTTGTTGAATGCCTTACACAAGGCTCGCCCTTACACCACTCACGAGCAGTTTCTGCGTGATGTAATGGCAAGCATTTACCCTAATGTTACCCCCCTTGAAATTCGTCAGCAGTTGGAATACCTCGCTGACCGCAAGTTGATTGACATCGACAAACAGCCACACGGCGTATGGTATGCGGACATTAACCGCTTAGGCGTGGACATTGTGGAATATACCATTGATTGCCAAGCCGGCATCGCACGCCCTGAAAAGTATTGGGAGTAGGCTATGGCTCCTAGATCCAGTATTGAAAAACTGCCCGAAGATGTCCGCCGTTGGCTTGAGCGTGCCTTAACCGAGAACGGTTTTTCAGGTTACGTTGAACTTGAAGAGCTACTCAAAGAGAAAGGCTATCAAATCAGCAAGTCGGCGATACATCGTTATGGGCAGAAGATTGAAAACCGCTTGAAAGCCATTAAAGAGAGTGCGGAAATCGCCAAACTGATTACCGACCAAGTGGACGATGAGGGCGACAGTCAATCAGATGCTTTAATGCGTTTGGTGCAAACGGATTTGATGAATTTGTTGATTGACGCTCGCAATGTGGACGAGCTGGATATTAAAGACCGAATGAAAATTCTTGGCAATATCGGCAAAAACATTGCAGCAATGACCAACGCCTCCGTCAAACTTAAACAGCATCAAGCAGAGACTAAGCAGAAACTGCAAGCCAAATTAGATGAGTTGGCAAAAAACGCCGGTCAAAACGGCACAGATTTACCAACCCTTGAATTAGTGCGACAAAGTATTTTGGAAGTGTATGGGCTCAACTAAAACCGTTCTCTACGACTATCAAAAACGCTGGCTACAAGATAACAGCCGTTTCAAAGTGGCAATGTTTGCTCGTCAGTCAGGCAAAACATTCACCACCACACTCGAAATCGTGCTGGATTGTATGGCAGCGGAAGCCCGTGGCGAAAAAGCCCGTTGGGTGATCTTAAGCCGTGGTGAACGCCAAGCCAAAGAAGCCATTAACGAAGGCGTGAAAGTCCATCTTGATGCGATGGGAGTGGCTTGTGAAATTATGGAAGTACCATTCAAAGAAGACACCACTATCAACGCCCTTGAAGTGATCTTCCCCAACGGTTCAAAAATCACGGCATTGCCTGCCAACCCCGACACAGCACGTGGTTTCTCGGCGAACGTTTTCTTAGATGAATTTGCCTTTCATCAAGACAGCCGTGAAATTTGGAAGGCTCTGTTTCCGGTGATTTCTGCCGGGTGGAAATTGCGCGTTGTTTCCACGCCGAACGGTAAAGGCAACAAGTTCTATGAATTGATGACCGATGAAACAAATAGTGAATGGTCACGCCATAAGGTTGATATTTATCAGGCGGTGGCAGACGGTTTACCACGCAACATTGAACAGCTCCGCAAAGGCTTAAATGATGAAGATGCGTGGGCACAAGAGTTTGAGCTCAAATGGTTAGATGAAGCAAGTAGCTGGCTCTCCTTTGATTTAATTGACAGCGTAGAACATACCGATGCCGGCAAGCCGGAACTTTATCAAGGCGGTTCTTGCTTTGTGGGAATGGATATTGCTGCACGCAATGACCTAACAGTGATTTGGGTGATTGAGCTAGTGGGCGATGTCTATTGGACGCGTGAAATTGTGGAACTCAAACGGGAAACCTTGCGTGAAAAACTTGCCGCACTTGACCGTATTATGAAACGTTATCACGTGGTGGCAGGCTTTCTTGACCAAACCGGAATGGGCGAAAAAATGGTAGAAGACGCCCAATATGAACACGGAAAACGCTTACAAGGAATGTTGTTTAACACCAGCACCAAGCTCAATATGGCGACCATTGGCAAAAATGCCTTTGAAGATCGCAAGCTTCGCATTCCTCAAGGCAAGCCCGAACTGCGTGAAGATTTGCACAAACTCAAGAAAATCACAGGGGCAACTGGACAACCACGCTTTATTGCCGAAAGCGACAGCAACGGACACGCTGACCGCACTTGGGCGTGCTTTTTAGCCTTAACCGCCGCTAGCGAAGCCTTTTTACAACCTATTGAACCTGTAGTACGCCGACCACGGCGTAGCCAATCTATTAGTGAGGGATATTAACAATGGCGAAAAATAAGAATTTAGTAAACGAAATCGCCACCCGTGCGAGAAGTATTGATTATTGGGCGTTGGGTTATTACTTGCCGAACCCCGATCCGATTTTAAAAAAAATGGGCAAGGATATTGCTGTTTATCGTGAAGTGCTATCAGACGGTCAAGTTCGTGCCGGTGTTCGCCGCCGTAAAGCGGCAATCAAAGGCTTAGAGTGGCGTATCACAACCACCAACAACGAAAAGGTCGATGAGCAAATTTTACACATTTTTGACCGCTTGCCGCTCAATCAAATCATCACCGAAATGCTTAACGCCAGTTTGTATGGCTATCAAGTCTCGGAAGTGATGTGGGGCGAGCGTGACGGCTTGTTCGTGCCGTTAGATATCATCGGCAAAAAGCCCGAATGGTTTGTGTTTGATGAGGAAAATCAGCTCCGTTTTCGCACCAAAGAAAACTGGGTAAACGGTGAATTACTGCCTGAAGATAAGTTTTTGCTGACAACCCAAGAAGCGACCCAAGATAACCCATACGGCTTAGGCGATTTATCGCTGTGCTTTTGGGCAGCGACCTTCAAAAAAGGCGGTTTTAAGTTCTGGCTTGAATTCACTGAAAAATACGGTTCGCCGTGGCTTATCGGTAAACACCCTCGCACAGCACAAACCAAAGATAAAGACCGTTTAGCCGATAGCCTTGAGGCGATGATTGGTACAGCCATTGCGGTTATCCCTGATGATAGTTCCGTTGAAATCATTGAGTCCGCAGGCAAAGGAGCAAGCACGGACGCTTATGAGAAGTTTTTGAATTTCTGTAAGGCGGAAATCAACATTGCTTTGTTGGGTCAAAACCAAACCACCGAACAAGAAAGCAATCGTGCCAGTGCCACCGCAGGGCTTGAGGTGTTAGACAGTATCCGTGCCGATGACCAAGCGATGATTGAAGCGACCTTCAATCAGTTGTTGCAATGGATTGTGAAATACAATTTCACTGTGGAACAGTTACCCCAGTTTGAGTTTTACGAACAAGAAAGCATTGATACGGCACAGGTAGAGCGTGATAGCAAATTACACGCAATGGGCGTGCGTTTTAGCCAATCCTACTTTGAACGTGAATATGGCTTTGAAGAAGGCGATATTACGCTGGAACAAGCGGTCGAAAACCGCAAAGATTTTGCAAAATCCACGGAATTTGCCGAGCCGAACCAACAAGGCTTACACCCCATTGCGGACGGCATTATTGAACAGCTCGAAATCGAGGGCGAAAGCCACGTGGACAGTTGGTTGCAAGGGATTAAAGATCAACTTGGGCAAGCCGAAAGCCTAGAAGATTTCCGCAATCAACTGGATAGCCTTATCCCCGAATTAAGCTTTGCCGAATATGGCGAGCTGTTGGCTTGGGGTTCGACCGTAGCCGAATTGGCTGGTCGTCAGTCGGTAAATGATGAACATAAGGCAAAAGGCGATGAGTAAATTTACCTTTGAACAACAAGCCGAATACTTTGAGAAAAAACTCAATCTCAAAACCAACAGCTATTTGGATATTTTGGGCGAAGAACACGACTATTTTTTCGTGGTTGCCGGCGCAAACCGCAATGAAGTTTTAACCGAATTTCGCCAAGCAGTGGATGAGGCAATTCTTAGTGGTGAAACTTTGGAAAGTTTCCGCAAGCGTTTTGATGAAATCGTGGCAAAAACAGGCTGGGAATATCACGGTGGTCGCAACTGGCGAACACGGATTATTTACGACACCAATGTTTACGGTGCTTATAACCGTGGACGTTTGCAACAGCATTTGGAACTTGCCGAAGATATGCCCTATTGGGAATATCAGCACAACGACAACGCCCACCCACGCCCACAGCACGTAGCGTGGGACGGTTTGGTGTTACGTTATGACGATCCGTTTTGGAAGTACCATTACCCCATTAAAGCCTATGGTTGCCATTGTACGGTGCAAGCCTTAGATGATTTTGATTTACAGCATTACGGAAAACAACTCAGCCCGACACCTGAAATTGAGTTCGAGCAGAAAACCGTGGGCGTGCGGTCAGGCAATCCAAGAGTGGTTACCGTGCCCAAGGGCGTCGATGTGGGTTTTACACCGCATAATTTTGACAATATCAAAGCCGGTCGAAATGAAAGTATCGACCAACTATTGTTTAACAAAATGCTCCACGCTGAGCCACGTCTGGCATCATTATTGATTGATGATGTTTTGCAGAAGCCTTTTACTATATCAATGCTTAATCAAGCAATGAAAGCAATGGTTGATACTGTTACTAAAGAAAAAATGGCTCGTGGACAATTTAAAAACGTGGGTGTGCTTCCTACAAAAGTGATTGAAAAATTGACCGCACTTGATAAAGCCCCTCAGTCTGCCGTGATTGCGGTACGAGATGATGATGTATTGCACGCCTTACGTGATACCAAGCAAGGCAAAGGTATCAATTTGCCTGTTGAGTTTTGGGAAACATTGCCGGAAAAATTGCGAAACCCAACGGCAATTTTATTGGAAACACAGCAAAAGCAACCAACCTTGCTTTTTGTGTATGAAACAGAACAGGGAAAATTAGCTATCAAGCTGGACTATGAAATTAAATTGAAAGATGAGCTAAGCAAGAAAAAACTAACACATAAGGTCAATTTGGTTAGAACAGCAAGCACAATTAAAAGCCAAGTGGAATGGAATGATTTTAAGAAAAGCTACGAATTATTATGGGGTGATTTAGATTAACGGTGGTTTGCCTGATTCGAACAGGATAATGACGGATGAAACATTGCCGCCAACCTTTCCAGTAGGAAACCCCCACCGTTTTTTTCAACTATACACCACTCTTTTTGCAAAGGCAATTACTATGATTAAGATCACACTCAACGACACGCAAGCGGTCAAATCTTTGCAACAAATTGCAAACCAATTACAAAACCCACGCCGCCTTTATGGCGTGTTGGGTGAAACTTTGAAGAAAATTCACGCTGACCGCTTTAAGGCAGAAACCGACCCCGAAGGTAGGAAGTGGAAACCGCTTGCAGACCGCACGCTTGCACTCAAACGTAAACGTGGCAAATCGACCAAGATTTTGCGTCAAGACGGATACCTTGCGGATAAAACGGCTTACAATGTCCGTAATGATGGCGTTGAGTTTGGTTCACAGGAAATTTATGCACGGCTACATCAATTCGGTGGTAAAGCCGGACGTGGTAAAAAAGTGACTATTCCGGCTCGCCCGTGGCTCGGTGCAGGCGAGAAAGATGAGCAGTTACTTTTACGCAAAGCTGAGTGGCATTTAAGCCAAATTATCGGTCGAATGGGGAGATAATCCCCAAAAATCAAAAATAACGCATAAAACCGCCCCTGTGCGGTTTTATTTTGAATTCGATAAATTATTGCTCCCCTGTGGTTTTGCGTGTTTATAAACACCCATAAACACGCTAAAACGCCCCTTTTACATTCTCTTTGAATTTCTACCGCACTTTTCCCCCAAAATTCTTTAAATCAGTTTAAACGCCAACCGTTCACCGATTTTTTATCATTGCCCCATAACGGAGGCAATATGACCCAAATCGAAATTTTTAAAGCCGGCAAACGCTATGACGCTAACGGTGTGTTAAAGGACATTACCGTTGCGGACTTAGAAAAAACCGTTGCCGCCTATAACCCTGAATATCACGAAGCACCGCTCGTTATCGGACACCCGAAATCCAACAACCCGGCTTGGGGTTGGGTAAAAGGCTTAAGTCTTGATGGCGATGTGCTGAAAGCGGACGTGGACGAGGTGGATACCGAATTTGCGGAAATGGTCAAAGACGGCAAATTTAAGAAAGTCTCTGCCGCCTTTTATCTTCCCGATAGCCCGAATAATCCACACAAAGGCGTACTGTCACTACGCCACGTAGGATTTCTGGGGGCAATGCCCCCAGCCGTAAAAGGCTTAAAACAGGTGGAATTTGCAGAAGACGATCTCTTTGTGGAATTTTCCGACTGGGGACAAGCCAGCCTGTTTGCCCGAATGCGTGAATGGATTATTGGCAAGTTTGGTATCGAAGAAGCGGACAAAGCCTTGCCGCATTATGAAGTGGAATGGCTGAAAGAAGATGCAATGCGTGACCAAATTAAAAAGCAGGTGCAAGCCGAACAATCCATTCCCGAACCGATTTTTAATGAACCCCAGAAACCCAAAGGAGAAACTGGAATGACACCTGAAGAAATCGAAGCCTTAAAGGCGGAGAACGAAAAACTAAAAGCCGAAAAAGCCCAAGCGGAAGCTGAAAAAGCAGAAGCGGATTTGCAGGCAGAAAAAGCCGGTAATGCGGAGTTTTGTGAAGGCTTAGTGAAAGAAGGCAAGCTCGCCCCAGTGGTAAAAGCACAAATGGTGCAAGCCCTTGACGCTATTTCTGATATGAAAGCCGGTCGTGAGCCTGAGTTCAACGAAGGCGAAGATGTGTTATCGGTCTTTAAATCTGCATTAAGCGCCAGTCCGAAAATTATTGAGTTTTCGGAAGTCGCAACGGCGGACAAAGCCAACCCGCAGGAAAATGACGTGGTGCAATATGCCGAAGGGACACCGGCGGACGCCATCGAAATGGATAAAGCCGTTCGTGCTTATATGAAAGAACATAATGTGAGCTACACCGCCGCATTTAACGCAATTAACGCATAAGGAACATTTATGACAACGCAAACAACATTACAAGCCCATCGTGTGGTGGATCCGGTTTTAACGGAATTAGCCCAAGGTTATCACAACCTGAATATGATTTCGGAAGTGCTTTTCCCGATTGCGGAAACAGAAAAAGAAGGGGGCAAAATCCCAACCTTTGGACGTTTAGCCTTCCGTTTACAAACCACCAAACGTGAATTACGTGGTGCGTCAAACCGTTTAACCCCCGAAGATATTGGTGCATTAACGGTGGTGTTAGAAGAAAACGATATTGAATACCCGATTGATGTTCGTGAACTCAACGAAGCGGAAGGGGTTTATCCGTTACGTCAATATGCCACTAAGGTTACCCAAGATGTCATTGCTTTAGGGCGTGAAAAAGCCTGTGCGGATTTAGCGTTAAACGAAGCCAACTATGAAGCCGACCATAAAGTGACGTTATCCGGTACATCACAGTTTAATGACCCAAATAGCGATCCTATCGCCGTGATTAAAGCCGGTATTCGTGCGGTAAAACGCTCAACAGGGCGTAAACCCAATGTGTGTGCGATTTCAGGCGATGTGTGGGAAGTGTTAAGCGAACACCCGAAAGTCTTAGAGAAAATCAAATACGTCAGCACCGCCGTGCTTGACCCAGTGGATTTTGCCAAGTTAATCAAAATCGACAAAGTGGTGGTAGGCGAAGCGGTTTATGAAACCAGCGGCAACTTGGAAGATATTTGGTCAAAAGCCATTGTATTAGCTTATGTCGCACCGGCAACGGAAGCGAAACAAAATATTTATGAACCGTCATTTGGTTATACAGTACGCCGTAAAAAAGGCTTATATGTTGATTTGTATTCTGAAAACGGTGGAAAAATTGAAATCGTGCGTACCACGGATATTCAAAAACCCTACATCGTAGGTAAAGCTGCCGGTTATTTAATTAAAAACTGTATTGCTTAATTTGGCGATGTCGGCGAAATCGATTTCGCCGGCATCAAAACTGAAACTCTTTTTCATATAAGGAAAACCCAAATGGATAAAAAATTACTTTATACCGTGATTGCAACAATGGCTATCTTGCACAATGGCAAACGCTATGAAAAAGGTAGCAAGATTGAATTGACAGAAAGTGAAGCAGAAAACTTATCACTCTATATTAAGCTTGACCAAAGCGAAATTGAAAAGAAAACCGCCGAACGTAAAGCTGCGGAAGAAAAAGCAGAACAAGAGCGTCTAGCTGCAGAAGCTGCTCAAAAAGAAGCAGAAGCTAAATCGGAGAAAGCAGAGAAAACCGAAAAACCTGTAAAAGAGAAAGAAAAATAAACCGCTTGAGGTGTAGCGATGTATATCACAGAAGAAGCACTGTCTTTGGGCTTTAGCAAAAAGATTTTAGTGGAACTCTCCAACGATGAGCCACGTGCGACCGAACCCAATAATGAAGTGGTGGCAATGGCTATTCGGTTTGCTGATGAGCGTATCGATGCCGCATTGCGTTCTCGTTACCGCTTACCACTGACTGATGTCCCGACATCGCTCTTTTTATATGCGGAATGTTTGGCTCGCTATTGGCTCTATGGTCGCAGACCTGAAACCAAAATGCCTGATGTAGTAAAAGAAAACTTCAAATGGGCAGTGGGCGAATTGGAGAAAATCCAAACCGGCAAACTGCATTTAGGTTTGGCAACGCTGATTAACCCTGCTGAAACCGCAGAAAGTGCGGAGGAAAACAGAGATGATTTACTGCCCGACAGTAGTGAATACGAAGTGCGTGCCAATACCAAACTCAACACCTTCGGTTATTAGCGCAGGAAAATAAAATGAGCGCAACCCAACCCATTTTAGACGATCTCAAAAATCATCTTGCGCAAGCCTTGCCCGATTGGGATGTGGAACTCTTCCCCAATCAGCCGGACACTTATCATCTCTCGCATATCAACGGTGCGGTATTGATTAGTTATTTAGCAAGTAAGTTTGAGAAACCTCGTGCGACCCAAGCAGTGACCCAAACACGCCACGTGCAAATTGCGCTGACGGTTTTAACCCGAGATTTACACGATGATGTAGGGGCGTTGGATTTGCTCGACCGATTGCGTTTATTGGTGGTGGGTTTCCGCCCGACAAACTGTAACCCCTGTTGGTTGGTGGACGAGTTTTTTAACGGCTCAGACGAAGAAACCGGCATTTGGCAATATCAGCTGATTGTGCAATGCGAAACCCAACAAATTGAACAACAAGCGGTGGCAAATTTACCGAAATTTACCACCGCACATTTACGCCGTGCAGACCAACCTGTACGTCCCGATTTAAAACTGAAACCATAGGAGAGACATTATGGCTTTTCATCACGGCTCAGAAACCACCCGTGTAAACGGCGGTTCTGTGGCAGTTAGCACCGTGGACGGTGCGATTATTGGTATTGTCGGCACTGCGCCAATGGGTGCGGTAAACGAATTGACCGTCTGTTTAACCAAAAAAGACTTTGCCAAATTCGGTACGATTTTGGGACAAGGTTTTACCCTACCCGATGCCTTTGATATTTTGGCGCGTTATGCCAGCGGTCAGGTGTATGTGGTCAATGTGTTAGACCCGGCGAAACACCGCACTACAGTGACAGATGAAGTTTTAACGCAAGACGGCAATACACTCACTGCAAAAACGGCAAAACAGGGCTTGTTATCCTTAAGTATTACCGCCAACGGTGTCACCCTGAATGAAGGGGTAGATTATACGGTGGATTTACAGACCAGCGAAATCACCCTTGCCCGTTCGCAAACCAACTTAAAAGCCACTTACACCTACGCCGACCCAACCAAAGTGACAGAAGATGATATTAAAGGCGGTGTGGATAGCTTAACCGGCAAACGCAAAGGTTTTGAGTTATTACGTGATGGCTTTAACCTTTTTGGTGCTGATGCCAAAATCCTAATCTGCCCTGAATATGACAAAACCGCCAGCTGCGCGGCAGCCCTTGCCACCCTTGCCGACCAAATGCACGCTAAAGCGTACATTCAGTTGCCAAAAGGCACGAGCTTATCAAAAGCCATTGCTGGGCGTGGTCCAATGGGAACAATTAACGCTTCCGCATCAAATGAAAACGTGCGCCATTTCTTCCCGTATGCCATTGGTTCAACCAATAGCCTTGAAAGCCTTGCCACCCATGCTGCCGGTTTACGTATGAAAGTGGACGTGGATCACGGTTATTGGTTCTCGACTTCAAACCGTGAGCTTTCCGGTGTTATCGGAATGGAAATTCCGCTTACTGCTCGTGTGGACGATAAGCAATCGGAAACCAACCGCTTAAATGCGGTGGGCATTACCACCATTTTTAACAGCTTTGGCACGGGTTTCCGCTTATGGGGTAACCGCTCGTCTAATTTCCCAACAGTCACTCATATTAGCTGTTTTGAAGTGGCAAGCCGTACGGGGGATATTATTGATGAAAGTATTCGCCAAGCGGAATTACAGTTTATTGATCTGCCGATTGATGATGCTTTGTTGGATAGTTTCGTGGAAACCATCGACACCTTCTTGCGCAGTCAAAAATCCCTTGTGGGCTATTCTGTGGGCTTAGACTACGAATATGACTTAGTCGATGCCTTTAGCCAAGGTCAAATTCCACTGATTTATGACTACACGCCGAAAATTCCGGGCGAGCGTATCAGCAATAAATCGGTGATGACACGTAAATACTTAGTGAACTTGGTGTCACAACGATAGGAGATATGAACGATGAGTATTGCGATTAATCAAATTGTAAATGCCAATGTGTATGTGAATGGCAACACACAAATGGGGCGAGCCCAAGAATTTAAAATTCCGGATATTGAATTTGAAAGCATTGAACATAAAGGTTTAGGCTTGTTTGGTACGATTAAATTACCTGCCGGGGCGAATGCGATTGAAGGCGGTGTGATTTGGGATAGCTTTTATCCTGACGTCAGAGCCTTAATTTATAACCCGTTTAAAAATATTCAGCTCATGTGTCGGTCAAACTTACAGGTATTTAATAGCCAAGGCTTAGCCGCAGAAGAACCAATGGTTACTATTATGAACGTATCATCCGGCAAAGTGGGCGGCACCGGTCATAAGAATAAAGAGAATGCCAGTTTTGATGATACATTTAATGTGCATTCGATTAAACAAACAGTGGGAGGCAAAGAAATCCTCTTTATTGATGTATTTGCCAATATCTACCGTGTAAATGGTGAAGATGTATTACAGAAATACCGCACCAACATTGGGCAATAAAATCTTTAAATCAGTTTAAATCACATTTAAAAGCCATCTCATTAAACTCCTTTGTGAAAGTTAAACAATATACTCACAAAGGAGTCTTTTTATGTCAGACGTTACCAAACTTGCCCTTGATTATCCAATTACCACACCCGATGGCACCGTGATTAGTGAATTAGCCATTCGTCGCGCCAAAGCTAAAGATATCCGCAAAATCACCGGTAAAACGGAAACAGAGCAAGCGATGAGCTTGTTATCGATTTTAACCGGCATTGTATTCGAAGATCTTGATGAGTTAGATATTGCCGATTTCAAACGTGCGGCAGACATTGTGGAAAAACAACAAAAGGGAAAGTCAGCCTAGAAGACTTAGACAAAGCCCTTGCGGACTTGGCATTTTGGTTTGGGTTTTCCCATTCGGATTTAGAAGAAATGCGGCTTGATGAAGTGGAACGTTGGCTAATGCAAGCCAAAAGACAAATTGAAGCCAAATACAGCAAAGCCGCTATTTAAGCGGCTTTGTTTTTAGATGGGAAAGTAAATTCGAATACTACATCGAATAAACGGGCGATAAAGGCAAAAGCAAAGTAAGCCATTATGAGCAAAGTATTGATGATGACAGTAATGAAAAATGCCAATGCAACATAGCCTAATCCACTTAGCCAAGAAGTCATTAAGCCGTTTTGCCAAAAGGCATAAGTCAGAACGACAAAAAGTCCCAGCATAAATAGCCCATAACAAAACCAAAATAAGGATTCAAGTACACCCATTTCTTGTTTTTGCATAACTTTACTCCCTAAAAAATAATTAAGGATACTATAAACGATGGCAAGTAATCTTTCAATAGCGTTGATGATTGGAGCAAGTGTTGGTGGTGCAGTGGCTGGCATTAAACGCCTACAAAGCACACTAAACACATTAAGAGATAATACGCTCACGACAACAGCAAAATTAAAGAGTTTAGCAGGCACGACCGCATTGGGTGTAACTGGCGCGATTTCAGGCATTAAAGCCACAAGCGGTATGGTGATGAATATCGCTGAGCCTGCAATTAAATTTGAAAGTGCAATGGCTGATGTGAAAAAAGTGGTGGACTTCAAATCGCCAGAAGGCTTTGCCAATTTATCTAAAGATATTCTCAATCTTACCCGCACATTGCCGATGACTGCGGAAGAACTCGCCGCAATCACGGCTTCAGGTGGTCAGCTTGGCGTAGCTGAAGAAGATCTCAAAGACTTTACGACCACCATTGCCAAAATGTCGGTAGCGTTTGATATGTCTGCCGAAGACAGTGGCGACGCAATGGCAAAACTTGCCAATGTGTACAAAATCCCGATTAAGGATATTGGTAATCTTGGCGATGCAATCAACGAACTTTCCAACTCAAGTCCAGCAAAAGCCAGCGATATTGTTAGCACGCTCGGGCGAATTGGTGGCGTAGCAAAACAATTTGGCTTAACAGAAAATGCGGCTGCCGCACTTTCAAATAGTTTTATCTCGTTAGGTAAAGCCCCTGAAGTGGCCGGTACGGCAATCAATGGAATGCTCACTAAATTGATGACCGCAGACAAAGGCGGTAAGAAATTCCAAGACGCTCTCAAATCAATGGGCTTAAATGCTAAAGACTTGAAAAAAGCCATTGGGCAAGATGCACAAGGGGCGTTAACCAGCTTTTTAAAACAAATCCAAAAACTGCCAAAAGAAAAACAAATGGGAGCATTGGTTGATCTCTTTGGCTTGGAATATGCCGATGATGTTGCGGTGCTTGCAGGTAACGTGGAAGTATTGGAGAACAGTTTAAAGACCTTGCAAAACACGGACGAAAACGGCAAAGCCAATTATCTTGGCTCAATGGAAAAAGAGTTCTCTGCTCGAGCTGCCACCACAGAAAATGGCTTGCAGTTATTAAAAAATAGCGTGTCCGAATTTTGGACAGCATTGGGGGCGAAATTGCTCCCAGTGATTAACAATGTCGCAGGCAAGCTCGGCGGTATGGTGCATTGGGTTACCGATTTAATCACGCAAAACAGCTGGCTTGCCGATACATTGCTCTATTTGGGTGGGGCGGTTGCAGGTGCTTTCACGGGCTTTTCAGCATTAACCGCTGTGATTGGTGCTTTAAGTATGAGCTGGGTAGTGATGAGTAAGCCAATACTCAAAACGATTAGTTTCATTCGCACTGTTTGTGGTTGGGGAAAGCAACTTGCCACGTTGCTTTCCATATTAGGCGGAAAAATCCTAAATGTCGCCATTGCCTTTGGTAAGGGTATTTTAATGATGAGCCGAGCCCTGCTCACAAACCCTATCGGCTTAACCATTACCGCTATTGCCGCAGCTGCTTATCTGATTTACGACAACTGGGGAACGGTTGGACCTTGGTTTGCGAACCTTTGGAACACCGTTTCAGGCTATTTCTCCAGTTTCTGCACGTGGGTACAAGGGATTTGGAACGGTGCATTAGGTTGGGTAAGTTCGGCTTGGGATAGTGTCACTGGCTATTTCAGCAACTTGTGGACAAATATCACCGCCTTTTTCAGTTCAGGCATTGGCAATATCACGGCAACCATTCTGAACTGGTCACCGCTCGGCTTGTTTTATCAAGTGTTGCAACCCGTGTTGTCTTGGTTTGGCGTGGATTTACCTGCGAGCTTTAGTGAGTTTGGGACAAAACTTATTAATGGCTTAGTCGATGGTATTAAAAATGCGTGGGAATCAGTTAAAGGTTGGGTAAGTGGTATTGGAAACAGTATTAAATCTGCCTTTACCTTTGGTGGTTCTGAACAAATTAGCAATACAGCCCATATGGCTGCAATGACAGGCTTCTCAAGCGGTGGTTTTACAGGTTCTGGTGGTAAATACGATCCTGCTGGTATCGTCCATAAGGGCGAGTATGTGATGACCAAAGAAGCTACATCTCGCTTAGGTGTAGGAATGTTGAACCAATTGAATTACGGTAATGCAAGCGGTCAGAATAGTTCTATTTTTAACAATTACGAACCGTTAAATAGAAACGCTGTTGCACATACTGAAAACCGTCAGGCAAGTGGCAACATCACTGTACATTTTAACCCAACTATTCAGGTGGGTAACCAAGCTAGTGGCAATATTCGTGAGCAAGTAATGGATGCTTTGCGTAACGGTTCTTATGAGTTCGAGCAAATGCTCAAACGTGTGTTAGACCAGCAACAACGCCGTGCTTATTAAGGAGTTTTTATGTACTGTATGTTAGGCAATATCGCCTTTGAACCTGTGGATTTGACAGAGTTTTCAGAAACGCACGCAGCCAATTTTGCGGAACACGATGTATTAAAAGGGAAACCCCGTTTGCAGGCAATGGGGGAAAATTTATCTGAACAGAATTTTACTATTAGGTTACATCACAAAATCGGTGGTGTAGAAAGTCGTTATCAATCCCTACTCGATGCTAAGGCAAGTCAAGAGCCTTTGGCGTTAATTTGGGGTGCGAGCAAATACAAAGGCGACTTTGTCATCATTGATATTAGTTCATCTACGCAATTTACTGATGCTAAAGGTAATGTGTTATGCCGAGAAATGACAGTATCGTTAAAAGAATTTGTGGGTAATAAATCCGAAAGTATTTTAGGTGCGGCATTAAATATCGGTGGTAGCTCATTACTTGGTTCGCTTTTGCCTGCTGGGCTTACCGAAACGCTATCGGAAGTAAAACAAACAGTTAAAAAAGGCGTTGAGCTTTATAACCAAGGAAAACGAGCTTATGACGACGTCAAAAACGTGGTTACACAAGTAAAATCTGTGATAGATGACCCACAATTAGCCCTTGCTTATTTACCATCAGCGCTATCCAATTTAAGTCGAGCCATTACGCCATTTGGTGAGTTGGTTGGCATACAAGATAGCTTTGCAACGACATCAACAGTATTGACTGAGCTCAGTGATTTTAGCCGTGACGCAGCTGGCGTGTATGATGGATTGCAACAGCTTAAAAATGGCATTGATGAGTTAAAAAATGGCGATAACACAACAGGATGGGAGAATTGGTTAAATTTAGCAGATACTACCAATGAAACAATGGAAATGATGGCGAGTCATACTGCAAAGATGACGGCTTGGGTAGTGTTGCGTGAAGATGAAACCAAAGGAGCGGAACAATGAGCCAGAAGTATTTACGCCATACGGTAAAACAAGGTGAACGTTGGGATAATCTCGCTTATTACTATTATGGTGATGCGCTTGAATATGGTCGAATTATTGATGCAAACCCACAAGTGAGTTTTTACGAAGTATTACCTGTGGGCATAACGTTATATATCCCTGTACTTGATGTTAAACCAACGAATAACGCAGATATGCCACCTTGGTTGCAAGGAGTTAGCGAATGATTCAACGTCCTGATTTTAGCTTGTTTTACGACAAAACCAACATTACTGCCGACATTGAACCGCACTTAATTGAACTGACCTACACCGACCATTTGGAGGGGCAATCAGACGAGTTATCAGTCAAATTTGAAGACATCAGCGGTAAATGGATTCGCCAATGGTTTCCGACCCAAGGCGATAAACTTAAAGCAGCGATTGGCTATGCCAATGAGCAATTGGTGGAAGTCGGTGCTTTTGAAATTGATGAGGTGGAATATGAATATAAGCCTTCTACCATTACGTTACGAGCTTTATCCACAGGAATTAGCAAAGCAAACCGCACCTTGCAACCCAAAGCCTATGAGAAAACCACCCTTGCGCAAATTGTGGGTATCGTAGCAAATCGTTTAAAGCTCAAAGTCGTAGGTAAAATTAAGGCGATTCCTATTCAGCGCGTAACCCAATATCAAGAACGTGATGTGGAGTTTCTTGCTCGATTAGCAAAAGAATATCATCACAGTTTCAAAATCGTCGGCAGTCAGTTGGTTTTTACCGATAAAGCGGAACTTGGCAATAGCTCGCCTGTGGTAGAGCTTGACGAAAGTCAATGCAAAAGCATTCGCCTACGTGATCGCATTAAAGACACGGCAAAACAAGTAGATGTAAGTGGCTATGATGCAAGCGGTAAAAAACTGGTAAAAAAATCCAAAAAATCAACCGCTTTACGCCAAAACATCAAACAAGCCAAACCATCAAGTGAAGATACGCTCAAAATTGTGACCCGTGGCGAGAGCCAAGAGCAAATTGATGCTCGAAGCGATGCGGCATTGGCTGAGCAGAATGAAGATCAAAGTGCTGGTAATATTACACTGATTGGCAACCCTAAATTAGTAGCAGGCTCGACGATTTTACTTCGTAATTTGGGCGTGTTTAGTGGTAAATATTTGATTAAATCGTCACGGCATAGTATTTCACGTTCACAAGGTTACTCCACGGACATTGAAGTGCGAATGTTGGAATTTATTCCCGATGATTTAACAACGCTTGCGATGGAGGCAGTCAATGCAAACCCATAATTTTGGAGCGACCTATCAAGAAGGGATTGTGTCCGCCATTGACCCGAAAACCCACAAAGTGCGGTGTAAAATTCCAGCCTTGGAAGAGTTGGAAACCGCTTGGCTGCCGTTTCTTGCCCCAAACGCAGGCGGAAATCAATTTTACTGTCTGCCTGATGTAGGCGAATTGGTTGCTTTGCTGTTGGACGCTTGTGGCGAGGGCGGTTGTGTGTTGGGAGCAATTTACAATGAGCAAGATCCGACACCTGTTGCAGATAGTGAAATATGGTTGCATAAATTTAAAAACGGGACGGAGATTTCTCATAATCGCACCAACGGTGAAATCACAGTTAAAACTAGTGGTACGGTGAATGTGTCGGCTGGAAAAGTGAATATTACCGCCCCTTGCGAAATCACAGGTGATGTAAAAATCAAAGGTTCACTCACAGCCACTGGCGATATTACATCACAAGCTACCGTTTCAGGCGCAAGTGTGAAACAAGGTTCAACAGAACTTGGTACTCACAAACACAACGAGCAAGGTGACGGCAAGCCGACTTCTGCACCGATTTAAACGCTTTTTAAATTATCGTCCAATTTTCCTTAAACCGCTTTAAAAGCGGTTTTTTTCTTTCCTTTTTATACTCAAGTTATGAGTACAGATATTTTAACCACCCACTGGCAATTAGTGCCTTTTAATGAGCAAGCAAATGTTCTGCAAGGTATTGAGGACATTCATCAGTGCATTGTAAACATATTGATGACACAAAAAGGCTCTGATGTATTACGACCTGAATTTGGTAGCGATCACTTTCGCTATATTGATTATCCCGAAGATATTGCTGTGCCACATTTTATACGAGAAATTACAACAGCCTTGCAACGCTGGGAAAATCGAATTGAAGTGAATAGCGTCGAGGTATCAGGCGAAGCGCCACATTTTACTTTTACAGTGTATTGGTCATTGACCGATGCCGTACATCGTGAAATTTATCAAACGGAAGTCACGCGTAAATGACCAAAGATGAAATTGAAATTGTTTCTGATGATGTGAAAAAGATTCTATCTGAAATTATCACAGATTACGAAACACGTACGGGAAAAACCTTAAGACCTGCACATATCGAACGCTTTATTATCCAAGTGTACGCTTATCGTGAGCAACTGATTCGCAAGGCAATCAATCATGCTTTCTCTCAAACCTTTCCCCAATTTGCAACAGGGTTAGCGTTAGATTTGTGTGGTGAACAAATGGGTTGTTACCGCCTGTCCTCACAATACGCACGCACAACGTTACGTTTTCGTGTTGCAGAAGATAATCACGAAGAAATTGTTATTCCGCAAGGTACTGTTGTTCGAGCAACAGACTCTCTTACCTTTGTAACAGAAGTTGAAAGCGTGATCTCAAAATATGCGAGTTATGTTGATGTAGTTGGAATCGCTAACATCACAGGTAATTTAGGTAATGGCTGGGAAGCAGGACGTGTAAAAACGCTTGAAAGCCCTATCAACTATCAAGGCACAATCACCGTATCAAATATTGATGAAACAGATGGTGGTGTTGATGAAGAAAATGATGAAGACTACCGCAAACGCATTTTGTTAGCCCCTGAAGCCTTTACAGTTTGTGGTACGTTTGATGCGTATAACTATCACGCTCGTAGTGTTACACCATTTATTAACGATGTGGCAGTACAACGCCCAAAAGCTGGGGCGGTTGAAGTTACCTTGCTGACTAAACGTGGTGTACCACAACCACTATTGCTCGCACAAGTAAGAAATTATTTGAGTGCCGATAAACGCCGACCATTAAATGACACGGTTATTGTAAGCCCTGCGAAAAAAGTCAGTTACAACATCGTTGCAAATTTAGAGCTTTATACTTCAGCCAATGCCACGGAAACCAAAACAAGAGCCTTAAAAGCGATCCAAGAATATCTCTCTACCAATCCTTATACGTTAGGCGTGGATATTGTGCCGTTAAATATTGCATCAACATTGAAAGTATCTGGCGTGTATAACGTAGAAATTGTTGAGCCTACACTGACTGAAGTATTAGAAAACGAATGGGCGGTTTGCAACAGTATTACACTCAATGTTGTAGGAGAATCGAATGGCTAAACTCATTTATCCTGATGTTATCCGTAAAGATATAAAATTTACTGCACTCGCTGATTTAGCAAGCCGTTTAGATAGCTTAGATAAGTCACAAATTATGACTTCGATTATTGAGCTAGTGGATGACAAATACATTGAGTTACTTGCTGAAAAATGGAGTGTGACAGGGTATGACGGCTATTTGCTCGAAGATAGCATCAAGTCAAAACGCTCCTTAATTAGTGCAGCAGTTGAATTGCATAAATACAAAGGTACGCCGTGGGCGATAAAACAAATTTGCCAAAAACTTGGCTTGGGCAATATCACGATTGAAGAAAATCTCAGTGTGCCAGATGACCCCGAAAATGAATGGGCATACTACCGAATTTTGCTCAATGGCATTGTAACTCTTGCTCAAGGTAAAGAAATTCGCAAATACGTTCAAGCCTTTGCACCCGCTCGCAGTGAGATTGAATCATTAGATTACTCAGCTCACGCTCATTTATATAACGACACAATCACTTACGATGGCACCTACGGACATGGTGCAGCATAGGAACAATAGATATGGCAAATTTTAGAAAAGAAGCTATTTGGCATGATGGCATTTATCAACTGAAACGCACCGACCCTGTTGTAGGCGGTGAAGGTGGTACAAGTAATAAACCACTCAAAGAACTTGCTGACCGCACGGAATACTTAAATCAACGTATTGATGATTTTAATGATGCGATTACTGCACCAGATGGTTATCGAGTTGTTGGGCAAGCTGAGTCTGTTGCAGAATTAAGAACAGTTGAACCTACTGAGCCTAATCAACACATTCTCGTTCGCTCGTATTATGAAGGGATGAACAAAGGTGGTGGGACGTTTTACCATGACGCAACCGACACCACTAGTGCTGACGATGGTGGTGTAGTTATTGTGACGGCAGGGGGTAACCGCTGGAAACGTATAAATACTCAAGTGCTAACTTTAGATCAGTTTGGAGTTAAACCAAAAACGGAATCGGCTGCACTTATCAATGCCGCTATCAAAGCGGTTGATAGTGGAGGCTGGGTAATTGTGCCGCATGGCGAATATTTGGTCGGTGACGAAATTAAGCTTAAAGCCAATATGGGCTTCTTTGGCATTGGCAATCCAACAATTAAAAGTGTTGATGGTACATCTCCGCTTCAAAACACAATTACAACAATTAATAATGACCGTTCATATCACTCAAACTACGTTGATAATATTACTGTTAAAGATTTAACGATTGATGGTAACTGGCAAAATCGGTCTAACAGTATCAGTGCTGCCAATCAGGGGTGTTGCTTAAAAATCGTTACCGCACGTAATTTCTTGGTTGAGAATGTAACCGCTAAAAACGGTGTGCTACATTGCTTTGACGTAGCAGCAAGTAACTACTTTGATGACGGTAATATTAATCACACCGCAGAAGGCCCAAGTGAATATGGTATTTTCAGAAATTGCAAAGCATATAATTCAAAGCGTGATGACGCGTTTACAACGCATAACAGTGGGTTTATTAAGTTTGAAAATTGCTATGCTGAGTTTGATCGTTCACTTTATGAGAAGAATCTACAAGTTAATAATCACGGATTTGAGGCTGATGAAGGTTCATATAATATCCATTTTTTAAATTGTTACACCAAAGGATATTTTAGTGGCTATCAAGTGAAAGGTCACGATACAACAATGCCCGCTCACAATGTCGTAATAGAAAATTGCGTGTCAGATAACTGTACGCTCGGTATTCAAATCGTACATATCGGTGTATCGGCAGTTAAAGATGGGCAAACTCATTGTGCGGAAAATGTAATTGTTAAAAATCACACAATTAAAAATTTAGTGCCCACACCGAATGTTGATTATCCAACACAATTTATTCGTATTAGAGGTTATTGGAACGTTCGAGTTGATAATTTAGTTACTGAAAACAGCGGTAATGCTTATATTGCGATTCTTGAAGAAGCTAACAACATTGTAATTGACGGTGTTGAACTACTAACTGCAAGCACTGCGACGCAAGGAGCATTAATTTGGGTTTACTCATCGAGCATTGGGCGAGTTGATGTGCGTAATGTTGTATCCAAAGTCCCACAACCTGTGCCGATTGTACAAAAATCATCACGCTCTAACATTATCAATATTGACGGTATTTATGCAAAGGGTGCTTTAAATGGCGCACCATTAGTGAAAATCTCAGTAAATCATGGTGATAGCATTAGAAATATTGGTGCATCAATAAATTGGAGTAGTAAAGTCCAAGTAATCAATGAAAACAATGCTGAGTTGGGTAGTGATACGGTTGAGGTTGAGTTAAGCAATCGTGGTATTTTTACATTATCAGGCGGTACGTCAGTTGATAGTTTAGCTGGTTTTTCTGGTTGTTATTATCATCACAAGAGCGGTTATACATACATATACGATACAGCGACTGCATCGTATATAAGACAACAACGTAAAATTGATAGTGGTCTTGTGGTTAAAAAAGATAGCACCTGGGAAAACCCAGCATTACATTTTTCAGGTTTTAACAACAGCGATTCGCACATTGTATCAGACAAAGGTAAGTACATTCGATTTGGTCAGATTGACGATGAAGGAGTAATCACAGAGACAGTCGGTATATCGACAAACGGATGGCTTGTACCACTTGTTGATAATCAATATAAATTGGGGCAAAGCAATCTTAAATGGGCTGAGCTTTTAGTAACGCCTCCGCTTGATTCAAATGGAGATATTGGGGTTACAACACGCTGGGTGCGCAGCTTGTTCCCACAATCTCTTACCGGTAACGGATGGCAGAAATTATCAGGCGGTTTAATAATTCAATGGGGTACCTACAACGCTAACGCGGAAAGCACTTTCAATTTCCCGATTGCTTTTACTAGAGAATGCTTTGTAGTAATTCCCGTGGATTACAATACTTCGGGCTCCAACTTAGTTGATCTAACAGGTACAAATAAAACAGCTACGTCATTTCAGATCTTGTCGCAAGGTGGTGATATTGGTGTATTTTCGATGGTCGCAATAGGAGTATAAATGCAATATTTTTATGATTTATCTCAAAAAGCTTTTTTAGTACAAGGTATTCACAACATTCCTCAATCAGCTATACCAGTGCTAGAAAAAGACTATCAGCTCTTAATTAGTGGTCGTAACAATGGACGAGAGATTGTCTTAATGGGCAATACTCTTACATTATCCAGCGTGCGCCCTAGCTCATATCATACATGGACCGGGACAGCTTGGAGTATTTCTGATGAGGATAAACAAGTTTTATTGTCCCAACAACAAGAACAAATGCGCCTCGCCATTAACACCAAACGAGACCAAACCGATGCAGGCGGTGTGTTCGTGGAAGCGTTGGGCAAATGGGTGGACTCGGATGAGAAAGCCTACCAAAACATCTTGGGCGTGAAAGCAAGCCTGGATTTATTGGGCGATATGGATATCCCTTGGACGTGGGCGGACAACACGACAAGCATCATCAACCGCACCATGCTTGCGGTTATCGTTGGGGCGTTGCTCCAAGCCAAACAGCAAAACCACGCCAATGCACTCAAACATAAAAAGGCGATGATGGCAGAGGATAATCCGCTGGATTACGATTATTCGCAAGGCTGGTCAAAAACCTATGCCGACCACCTAGCGGAGGTGGGTAATGAGTAAGGTTTATTTAGCAATGTACAAAGCCGAAGGTAATTGGGTGGATAAAGTTATTCGTCTGTTTACCGGTAAACCCTATTCACATTGTGAAATCTTTATTGAAACGGTTGAGCTTAGGAAAGTTTACGATGAAGATTTTGAGCCAACTTTAAGAGCTTTGCCTTGTTATAAGGCATATTCATCAAGTCCTCGAGATGGTGGCGTGCGTTGTAAAACAATCACACGACCTACTAATACTTATGGTGGTGCTTTCAAGCCTGAAAACTGGGATTTGTTTCTACTTCCTTATGCAAGCGGTCAAAAAGTCGAAGCATTTTACCAAAAGACAAGAGGTAAAAAATATGACTTCTTAGGTGCGGTGGGTTGCGTTATTCCCATTCGAGAAAAGCCTAACCGCTGGTATTGCTCGGAGTGGTGTTATCAAGCGATTACAGGCGACCACAAACAGTTAAGCCCAAATAAGCTTGCGGAATATGTTAAAGCGAGAACATAATAATGACAAACAAACAAACAAACAAACAAACAAACAAACAAACAAACAAACAAACAAACAAACAAACAAACAAACAAACAAGGCTAACTCTAACATCATTTCTTGCTCAGTTCTCATTTTGAAGGTTGTCAT